CTATGATAAAAATATTGAAATTCCTGATTATGATTTTTATTCACCAAATGCTTTAGACGATGCTAAAGAATTAGCAGACATCTACTACAATAATGGATTTCAAGAAGTAGAGGCTAAAGCAGGTGTTCATTATGGAACATATAAAGTATTTGTCAATTTTATTCCTGTTGCTGACATTACTTATTTAGAAAAACCCCTTTTTAAAAGAATACAAAAAGACGCAATAAGAGTATATGGTATTTTATATTGTCCTGCTAATTTTCTTCGTATGAATATGTATTTAGAATTATCTAGACCTGCTGGTGATATCAGTCGCTGGGAAAAAGTTCTAAAAAGATTAATATTATTGAATAAAAATTATCCTTTACGAGGTAAACACTGTGATCCAAAGTTATTTCAAAGAGAATTTGAACGAATAGACAGTGACAAACAAGCACAATTATACTATAGTGTTCGTGATGCGTTTATTGATCAAGGTTTAGTATTTTTTGGAGGATATGCTAGTTTTCTTTATTCCTCTTATATGCCTGCCAAACAAAGAAAAATGTTTCAAAAAACTCCTGACTTTGATGTTTTAGCTGAAGAACCTGAGCAAGCTGCTGTTATATTAAGGGAAAGATTAGAGGATTTTGATTATAAAGATGTAAAAATAGTAAAACATGAAGGTATTGGTGAGTTGATTGCTCCTCATTATTCTGTTCGTGTTAAAATTAATAATATAGAAGAAACAGTTGCTTTTATTTACAAACCATTAGCTTGTCATAGTTATAATGTTATTAAAAAAGGTAACAAATCTATTAGAGTTGCTACTATCGATACTATGTTAAGTTTCTATTTTGCTTTCTATTATAGTGATCGCGAATACTATGACGAAAATCGTATTTTATGTATGGCTCAATATTTATTCAATGTTCAACAAAAAAATAGACTCGAACAAAAAGGATTACTCAAAAGATTTAGTATTAATTGTTACGGAAAACAAGATACATTAGAAGAGATGAGAAATACAAAGGCTTTAAAATATAAAGAATTAAAGGGAAAACGAAATTCAAAAGAATATGAATCTTGGTTTCTGCGTTATATCCCGTTTGAAGAAAATTTAGATAAGGAAGAAAAAAAACTTGAAAAACAAGTTAAGAAACTCACAAAACACAAAACTACAAAATATAAGAAAAAGAAGACTACTAAAAAGAAGAAGACTAGAAAAAATATTATTGAATTTTTTGATATTATTTAATTTCTTTAAATAAATATATGAACAATAAAATTATTTTTCTTATATTTTTATTTATAATTGTAATCTCTATTTTTTCGTGTAAAAGCACCAGTAAGGAGGGGTTCGAATCGTATACTACTTGTATTGAACAAGGATATCCAATGGATTTTTGTATGAAAACACCAATACAATCACAAGTAGACAATGGCTATTGTAGTTGTGCCGATGGTTATTTTGGTTCGTGGCATATGGGTGATGGTAAATGTTATTGTTATTTATTTAATGGATTATTACCCCATAAAATAACAAGACCTTTTCAATCCAAACCATTTGATGGTTATAAATTATTAGAAAATTAGTTTTTATCGAAATATTTAAACAGTTAGATATAAAATTATATCTCTCCATATATTTTTAAATACAGAAATATGTTGTCTAATAAATGGATCTTTCCTCCAACTTTCAGGAAATAATGTGTCGATTTTTAATCCCAATCTGAAAATATAAACCAATATTACATAGATAATTTCTCTCAATCTAAAAAATAAAATATCTAATAGTCCCCAATCATTTACATAACTACACATATTATTACTTTTATTCGTTTCAAAAAAATTATGAGTATCCATTAGTCCTTCTAATAATCTTGGATAAATATTCTTTTCATGTTTTATAAATATCATCTTTTTTATCTTATCCAAACTCTGAAGATTTAAAAATAGAATCTTTCTATCTTTTTTTGGTTTGAAAATATGAGGAAATGCCCCGTCTATACAACCATCGTCATCTGTTAATTTTTTATCTATTAAATACGGAACATAGAGAGATTTTATTAAACAATCTAATAAATCCTCCTTCGATTTATATGTTTTTTTTATTATTTGTTTACCCTTTATTGTATCAAAATAGGTCAAATAAAATTTATTGTTTATTTTACAAATATCATCCTCTTCGATTATTTCAGTAAATTTATTTCTAATTGTTTCTATTAATTGTTTTAAATGTTGATGCTTTCGTAAACATTTAAAAGCATATGTAGAAATATCAATAGAAATATCCATTTTATTCAAAATAAATAATAATCCTAATACAGCTCCTATACTACACCCCGAAACCCTTTTTATATTTATTTTCTCTCGTTGTTCTAATTCTTTAACATAAAACAATCCTCCTAACATATAAATACCATTGAATGCTCCTCCATCTAAAATTAAGTCCATGTTTTTTGGTATATTATTTTTTGGAACATTTTTAATTAAACTAGATATAAATGCTTTTAAAGCCATTATTTTAAGTTTACATTAATTTTTCATTTTATATACTTATTCTATATGGATAGTAGACCTTCTTGGAATGAATATTTTAAAGAAATTACTATAACAACATCGAAACGATCCCCATGTCATAGATTAAAAGTAGGTTGTATATTAGTTAAAGATAACAGAATCATTGCTCAAGGTTATAATGGATTTCTGCCAGGTGCACCACATGAGTCAAAAGTTGTTAACGACCACGAACAAGCTACTGTTCATGCTGAACAAAATACAATTACTGATTGTGCTAAACGAGGGGTTAGTAGCGACAATTGTGAAGCTTTTATTACACATTATCCATGTATTCATTGTATGAAAATGTTATGTGCGGCTGGAATTAAAAAAATTAATTATTTCAATGATTATAAAAATGACCCTCTAGTTAAATACTTTCAATCTATATCTAATGTTGAAATTGTTAAATTGTAAATTTCATAATAATATCTTTATATTTATCATAATTGACATTTAAACACCACAATCCTAGGTCATCTTTTAAATTAAATTTAACACAAATCATTTTTTTATCAATTAAAATGTTGTACTCGCTCGCATATTTTACATTCAATATTTTTATTGAATTAACACATACTATTTTGTCAAATGATATGTAACGATTTTGTTTGTCTTTATCTGTTTTAGAATAAGAATAAGAATAAGAATAATCATTATTACACTTATTCAAAAGTTCGTGTAGAACAGAAATATTAGATATCATTTTCTTTTATATTAATATTTACTAGTATTTATTTAAAGAGTAATTCAATTTTTTTGGAATAACATTTAAATCTAATGTATAATTATATGAAATATATCAGTATAATTATACTATTTGTATTTATATTAATACTTATTGTCTGTGATCCAGTAAAAGAAACATTTAGCATTCTAGAAGGTGTGCGTGGTCGCGGAGGTCGCGGAGGAGGTGGTGGAGGAAGAGGTGGTCGAGGAAGAGGAAGGAGACATTTCAATAGAGGAGGAAGAAGATGGTATGGTGGTAACTTGGGTTATCGTTATAGACCTCCTCCGCCAGCTGTAAGATATTATCCTGATTATTATCCTGGATATACTACTAGATATGTTCCATGGCTAACAGGTGCGTATTGGTTTGGAAGCACATGTAAAGATGGATGTACTAATGTGGGTAATGATAGATGGGGATGTCAATTCCCTGGAGGTGGAGCAAATGACTGTGTATTTGCTAGTGATTGTTATGGTTGTGGTTTTTAAATTAATTCTCTTTAAATAAATCATTTTGTAATAAAGAAATAACTAGAGGCTCTAAATAGTCTAATCTATTTTGACACTGTTTCTTTTTAATAACAACACTAACAGCACTCTCCAAATGGTCAATTCTTTCTTTTATTTTATTAATCATTATATCTTCGTCGTCAGTGGGATTATTTTTGGGAATATCATCATCAACTGATTTCTTCAAATAAAAAGAATCATTATAAATCATTGATTCTAATAAATTTAATTTATATCTCATTTTACTTAAATCATTTAAGCTGTCATATTTAACTTCATCAATATAATTTGTCACATTGTCTACAATTGTAATAGGGGATTCTTCCATTATTAATAATAATAATATATGTTATACTTTAAATTATTATTAATTAATCTATATTATTGGGTAGTTGAGGAATATTTTCAAACATATATTCAATATTAGCCCATTTATCCATATTATTTAAATAATATTGCGCATTTCTCATTGTACACGCCATAGAACATCCAGAATGTCCTTCATATTTAATATTTTGGTAAATTTTATTAGTTAATGGATGCTCTGAAAACATAAATCCTGTATCATTATTGTCAAAATTTTTGACAAAGTCTTCACATTCTGCTATCTTTATAGCATTCAAAGCATCCTTTACCATAATGTAATCGTGTTCACTTAATTGGTTACTCATTCTCTATTATAATTAATATAAAATAAAAGCATTTTTTTATATCAATTTTTTTTTTACATAGTCTTATAATTTAAATACTTTGAAGATGTGCCATTGATTTAGATATTACATAATATAATACAGCAAAGAAAATACTATTAAAAATATAACCAGATAAATTAGGATTACCGTCTTTATTAAATAGTGCTGGTATAAGAGTAGTTAATTTACTTCTTACAACGGGTAATTGAAAAATAAAATATAGTAATCCAATAATAATAGGAACCTGAAATTCATCATACAAAATCTCTAAAGAATCACGAGAATCTCTATTTTTCATTCTTCTAGCTAAAATTTCTTGTTCAGTATCTGTATTTTGAATATAATCTTCTTGTTCTTTTTGAGGAACATAATTGGGTTGAATTGCTTCATCAGCAAAATGAACAGTATTAGTAGGTATATCTCTTGAAGGTAGTTCTAAACCACCACTAGCATTTGCTTGTTGAATACCAGTAACAACTTCATTCATCATCTTTTGATCAGTAATTTCACTTCCTACTGTAGGAGCAGCGGAATTAGGATCATATTGATTTGATTTTTCACTCGTTTGGAGAACAACATTTTGTTCTCCACCTCCACTAACAGGATCAGTCGGTAAATCATTAAGACTCGTAGTATCAGCCATATCTAATATACTAATAAGATTGATAGAAATATATAATTACGCAAAATCTACAGATTTCTTTTTATTATCACAGATAATAGATTCAAGTTCATAATTGAAACATTTATTGCCATATTTATATTTCTTATTTTTCATATCATCTAAAGTTGGGGCTACAAAATCAAAACAACCTCGACCTTCACAATTTTTTCTAAATAATGTTGCTAATCCTAGACCTAATAATATTGAAATAATTATTTTTCCTGTTTCTGTATTAAAAAACTTCTTAATTTCCATATATATTATGATAATATAAACTATAATTGAATTGGTATTTCTTCAACATCATTTGAGCATTTTACAATATTCTGTTTTAATTGAAAACAATTATTAACTTTGTCTCTAAATTGAAATAAGTGCTTGTTATCATCAGTAGGATAAACAGTTATTTTATCAGGACTTGGATTAGTAAAGTAAACATATAATATTCCAAATAAAAAACTTATTAAAAACGCAGGTAAATTAATTAATCTCATTTATAATAATTATTTATTAAAAATTTATTATAAATTTGAATTTAATCTCCTATATTATAATTATCATCGTCATAATCATCATCATTAACAATTATATTTTGATTTAATAAATTAGCAGGAGGTGGTTCTAGAGGCGATGTTGAAGATACACCTTCAGATGTTTTGGCCAGAGATGAGTCTATAGGTGATGTTTCTGATAAAGTATTATCTTTCTTATATTGAGGTATTGTATTTAGATCTACTACAAATATCTCACCCGTATTTTTATCTATAGCAACTAGTTCAGGATGGCTAGGAGCGACATAAATCATTTCTTGTTGGTATTTTTCTTTATTATTTGATGCTTCAATTGATATCTTTTCATTATTTTCAATAATTCCTTGATTTACATCGTAATTATTTTCATTAACAATTATCTTATCTCCAAACATTATAATATCTTTGTTACCATATTGTCCATCAGAAGCATTAACAATTCTTTTAATTTTTGGAATAGTTTCTTTTGATTCTTGTTTTGATTCTTGTTTTGATTCTTCTTCGTCATCACCCCAATCAAAATCATCAACTTGAAGTCGTCTACCCATATTTTTAAGTTCATCCGTATTAACCTTTTCTAAATTATCGCCAGTTTTATTAATTTCAAATGTGTCAACAACTGGTTCTACAAAGGTATCTAATAATTGCGAAATGGTATACCGTTTTTTAATTAAATGGTGTGTATTATCATTTTCATTAAATTCCATAGCATAATATTTATATTTTAAATTATTTAAATCCTTTATAACAGGCATTAACTCATCTTGATAAACAACAATCATATCTTTAATAAGATTAATTTGACCAGATTCGTTGAATTCATCAACTGTATTTTTAATTAGTTCTATTTTATCATAATATAAATCTAAATCAATCTTAATTTGTGTTTTATTATCAAGATTTTCAATAACTTTAATAAATTTAGTTCTGTACTCCATCAAACTTTCTAAATCATCCATCAATTCTTTTTTTATTTTTTTAAATATACCTAATACTGTCGATTCATTTTCATAGCCAAACAACAGATCTAATTTAGTCATTATAATATCTGTTTTACTATCATCAACACCTGCTTGAAATGCGGTTATTAATTCATCTAACGGAACAAATTTTCCTGTATTTATTTTAATATTTAAAATACATGGATTTGTTTTATCACCACAAATAGCAGATAAAATACCATCATTATTTTCAAAAATTGTTCCAACTCTTCTACTACAATTCATACAGTTTATTTTAACTTTAGAATAAGCTTCTTGTTTTTGCTTTAACGATAATTCTGGATTTTTAATAATTTTGTTAATTTTTTCTTGTTTCTTAACTTCATAATTATGTTTAATTGAATAATATTGATTTAACTTTTCAAGATATTCAGGGCTTTCTTTATCTTGAGGAACAACAGTTTTATCAGAAGTTAATTCTATAGAATCCATACTAATATTATCTTCTTTACTAGTCATATAAACTAAGCTAATATTTTTCTATTGAAAAATTGAACTTCAGGATTATTTTGCCAATTAGAAAGGTCGGACATCATATGATTCATTTGATTTTTTTTATAGTCCTGCATAAATCTTAATTTATTTAACAAGTATTCTTGTTCTTTTCTTTTCTTTTCTTCTTGAAGCTTTAAATCATTCTTATTTTTGTATTTCAAATATAATGTAATACCTACTACAAGAATAAATGCTACCAATAACCCTAAATTATACAATAAATTATAATATTTAGACTTAAAATTATGACATTGTTCTAAAGTAGAACTCATAAAATACTTAACTCCTGGTTCTATTAAACGAGGTCGAATATTTCTTAATGTGTCCATTAAATTATAATCTTATTATTTCAAATTAAATTATACATATTTATTATATGGCATCAGCAGACCCAACAGCATCAATTATATTCTTTTTAATATTAACTCTAGCATATTCTATATTCAAATATTACACTAAATCTCCTAGTATGCTTAAAATATGGACTGGAATTTATTTTCTAGTATTAATTATTGTTCAGTTCTTTATTAATTTAGGATTAACAAATGAAATATGTGGATTCACACAATATAATGTTGCTCTAACAACAACACTTGTCCCATGGTTATTTATATTTGGATTATTAAATCTATTATTAATGGAATTTCCTAGTTGGTTAAGTCCATTTTCTAATACTATTGGTTATTTATTTGCTTATATAACTGGTATTAATGAGTTTTTTAAAAGTATTATAAAAGATAGGAAGACCTTAAACCTTGGACCTCAAAAAGCAGAGATGATAACTGCTATTAACAATGTATATGAAGATAAATCACTAATTATTAATTCAATGACTATTGATAACCTTTCAGAATGGTGGGAAACAATGAAAAAAGGCGGTCTATTAAAATCTGGTGTAGGGGAGCGACATTACGATGAATTAATGAAATACATTAAAATGAAAACAGAAATAGCTGAATTTATGTGGTATTCATTAACAGGAGTATTGGTAACATCCGTAAGTTATAATTATATTCTAAATTCAGGATGTACCCAATCTGTTGCGGAAATGGAGAAGAGACATGATGAATTTGTTCAACAAGAACAAGAAATGGCAGAAGCACAGCAAAAGAAACAAGATGGTCAAATGATTTACAAGACATATGAGTAAATAATTTACCTAAATTTAGGAATTGTAATATAATACAAAACTAATAAGTATGATAGTATTCCTAAAACTATACTTAACAACCATATCGGTAATATAGTTTTTCTTCGTTGTCCTAATCCAAATTCTCGTAAAGATCCATCTTTGTTATAGAGAAATGGTGGTTGAAAATAATTTAAACATAAAAAAGACACTAAAAAGATTAATAT